CCTCAAGCCACTCCTCACGATCCGTCGCCCAGTCCACAGCCATCGCGAGCCAACCCTTCGGGACCTGATCAGACTCACCGCAAGAATCAATCCGAGACACCGCCGAGGCCATCAAGTCAACCTTCTTTTTGAACTGCTTCTCCCGGCTTGCCATCCGCTTCGGGTTCTCGTTCATGAGTTGTTCAGCGTCCTGCTGGACCCGGAAGTCCATCGAAGATTGTGCGCCGAGCGGCAACCCATCAAGACCGAGGACTCTGCCTTCGAACCAACACGACAACCCGGCCCAATAGGGGAACTGTTCCGGCGATACCTTGAAGCCCGACGATTCCCGGAACTGGGCCGACTGCCTGCGCTCTGCAAGTTTGTTCAGGTACTCGGACATCCCATCAATGCCCCCGACGGTCACGGCGTTACGGTCAGCCCGTTCTAGCGACATGGCTCCCGACAGCGCGAAAGATGCGGTCTTCTGCGCGAACACCGGAAACAACACCTGCTGAGTGGCTGAGTCAGGGACAACGCTTTGAATTGTTTGCATGGATTCTCTCCGTTGAGTGAAACATTATCGTTCCACGTGAAACATTCTGAGGCCAAAGCCTAAAACCACGGTAACGCAGACGCGACACCGTATGATCCATAAGCGACACCGGATTCTTCCCCTTGGTGACCTTAGACCTCATAAGGGCTACACACTGCCGTTGCGAGGAACCTTACAACTTATCAAAGCCCCTGACCCTTGACCTATTCGCAGGAGCGCCCTCCACAATATCAACCCTGTTCCCATAACTTACAAGCGCGTGCTCTTCCTACCCCCCGGTTGTTGCGTTAGGGATTGAAGCCCGTAAGGGCCGAGACTCGCCGTTGTACCGCGAGGCTTGGTTTACGAAAGCCCGACCCGCATCTGTTCGCGGGGGACGCCCAAAAGGAACCCTGATCTCCCTGGTGTCATATACTCCTATAGAGAACAAGACTCCTCTTGCTGTAGTAGCCAACCCGAAGAAAGGATATCCTCCCTCCACACACACACGGCACTCCGCCCTAGCCCGGAACCCAGCCCAACAGCGAGGACGAGGCAAGCCTCGCCTTCTTAACGGCAACAACGCTTCGACAGACAGTATCGAGTAAGACCCCTACCCACCCCCTCTTGCTGTAATATTATATATATATATTCTCCCCACTCACTAGAGGGTAAAAATACCATTCATAAGGAATTACTAATATGGGGTGTATACGGTACTATAGACCATACCCAGTAGGGTAGCCTACCTTAACCCCTTAAAACCCCGTAGGGGCCATTACAGAGCCTCTGAGAGCATATTATGACAGACAAGCAGGATAAGTTCATAGAAGAGTATGTCCGTACTGGTAATGCTACCAAGAGTGCGGTGTATGCTGGATACTCAGAGAAGAGTGCAAAGGTACAAGGACACCAGTTAAAGACCAGACTAAGGAATGAGATTGAGGATGCCACCTATAAAGCCTTGCAGGACAAGATACCACAGGCATTATCTTGGGTGACTGATCTAGCAGAGAAGGCAGAGAGTGAATCAGTTAGGTTGGGGGCTATTAAAGATATATTAGATAGAGCCGGTATGAAGCCAGTGGAGAAGATAGAAACCACTAACATTGATGCAATGTCAGATGAGGAAATACAAAGGCAAATAGATGCCCTTACAAAACACTGAACTCCTGAAACTCCTACAGGCACAGAAACAGAGGGAACGGTTTAATAAAATAAACCATTATGATCCATACCCTTACCAGATGGATTTCCATAAAACGGGGAAGGATAACTCACAGCGCCTCCTGATGGCCGCTAACAGAATAGGTAAATCCTATTGTGGGGCCGCAGAGATGAGTTACCACCTCACAGGACTATACCCTGACTGGTGGGAGGGTAGACGGTACGACCAACCTATCACAGCATGGGCTGGTGGTGTATCAAACGAGACAACAAGAGATATCGTACAAGCAGAATTATTGGGTTCCCCCGACGATCCCGAAGCCTTTGGCTCTGGCTCCATCCCTCAGAAGTATATAATAAAAACAGAACGGAAGCCCGGAGTACCAAACGCCAAGTCCGTAGCCCTCATACGGCACATTACAGGCGGGAACTCTTCCTTACACTTTAAAGCCTATGAGATGGGAGTAGACAAGTGGCAGGGTAGATCGGTAGATGTGGTATGGCTGGACGAGGAACCCAGCAGGGAACTGTACTCACAGGCCGTGACACGAACCCTAGACCGAAGAGGAATGGTCTATATGACCTTCACCCCTGAGCAGGGGATGACTGAAACAGTTGCCGCCTTTATGAATAGAATTCAGAAGGCTCAGTCACTGACAAACGCAACGTGGGATGATGCCTCGGAAAACATCAAGTCAATGATGGGCAAGAGTGGGCATCTTTCCGAAGATGTAATGCAACAGATTCTCAGCGCATACTCCCCACATGAAAGGGAGATGAGGAGATACGGCAGACCCTCCATCGGTTCTGGCCTGATCTTCCCTGTTAGCGAAGAAGATTTAATGATTGATCCTATACCAATCGAAGACCATTGGCCCAGAATAGCGGCTATCGACTTTGGCTGGGATCACCCTACAGCAGTAGTATGGTGTGCAGTAGATAATGAAACAGACACCTTCTACGTTTATGACTGTTATAGAGCATCAAAGGCTAGTCCGGCTGTTCACGCCGAAACTATTAATCAAAGGCCGCGCTTCATCCCAATCGCCTACCCGCATGACGGAAATCGCAGGGATAGCATGGGGAATCCGGGTTTAGCCGATCAGTACAGAAGTCATGGATGTAACTTTCTTCTGGAACACTTCACAAACCCGCCCGCATTAGGGCAAACCAAAGGCTCCAACTCTATTGAGGAGGGGCTTATGGCTATGATACAGTACATGGAAGACGACAGATTCAAGGTATTTAACACCTTGGGTGACTGGTTTGAAGAGTTTAGGATGTATCATAGGAAGCAAGGAAAGGTGGTTGCCATCAGGGATGACCTTATGAGCGCCACTCGGTACGCATTTCAATCGCAAAGACGCGCGATAGCGGGAACTGATCCAACTTGGACTAATGAAATAACCTATAGGAACTACGGAATTGTCTGATACAGAACAAGAACTAATGTCACGCATCCATCAGGAGATAAATGATTCTCTTGGGTACGATGGCGAAATCTCTATCCAGAGAGAAGAGGCTATTAAGTATTACTATGCCCTTCCCTTTGGTAACGAGATAGATGGTCGTAGTCAATACGTTGATTCTACGGTACAGGACACAATCGAATGGATCAAACCCTCCCTGATGAGGGTGTTTGCCTCTGGTGATGAGATGGTGAAGTTCACCCCTCATGGCCCAGAAGACGTACAGGCGGCAGAACAGGCTACTGACTACGTTAACTACGTCTTTACAAAAGACAATCCGGGCTGGGAAATCCTCTATTCATGGTTCCATGATGCCCTCCTACAGAAGAACGGCATCGTTAAGGTATGGTGGGATGAATACCCTGAAACTCAGAGGGAAGAGTACCACGCCCTTACGGATATGGAGTTTGAAGTCCTTACAGGCAATAAAGATGTTGAAATTATTGAGCATGAGGAATACTACGAAGAAGTAACCTACCATAATGTAGTCCTCCATAGGAGTGATACCAACGGTAAGATTAAGATCGAGAACGTACCACCTGATGAATTCCTTATCTCAAGAGAAGCCAAAGGTATACAGGACGCACGATTCGTTTGCCATAGGGTAAAGAAGACTGTCTCTGAATTAAGAGAGATGTACGGAGATGATTGGGATGTTGGCGAGTTAGGCGCAGGGTATAATGAAGAAGTCTACAATGCCGAGAGGATGGCACGTTATGAAATAGATGATTCCTACTCATGGGGTGCGGGATTAAATGAGAGCGGGGAAGAAGCCCTTAGAGAGTATTGGCTCCACGAATCATTTATCCAGACAGACTATGATGATGACGGAATTGCCGAACTTCGTAAAGTATGTAGCGTAGGTGATCATATCTTCTCTAACGAGGAAGTAGATAAAGTTCCATTTGTATCAATCACTCCACTAAAGATTCCTCATAAGTTCTTTGGTATGTCTGTTGCTGACCTCGTAATGGACTTACAGTTAATCAAGAGTACGCTAATGCGTAACCTGATGGACAACGCCTATAACCAGAACTTTGGTAGGTACGCAGTCCTTGAAGGTCAAGCGAATTTGGATGATTTGCTAACCCAGCGCCCGGGCGGTGTGGTAAGAGTTAAGTCTCCCAATGCTATCATGCCATTGGCTACCCCTCCCCTACAGCCAGAATCATTCCAGATGCTGGGATATCTCGATGAGGTGAGAGAGGCAAGGACAGGAGTAAACAAGAATACTCAGGGTCTTAACGCAGATGCCCTGACAAGCCATACAACGGCCACAGCGGTCAATGCGGTGATGAGCAATGCCCAGAGCAGGGTAGAGTTAATTGCCAGACAGTTTGCCGAGACAGGTGTTAAGGAACTCATGCGATGTATCTACGAACTCCTCCTGAAGAATCAGGACAAGGAGAGAGTAGTCATGCTAAGAAACCAGTGGGTTCCTGTCAGACCTGATATGTGGAATGACAAGATGGACTGTACCGTATCTGTTGCACTTGGTAATGGCTCAAAGGATCAGCAGATGGCTCACCTATCACAGATGCTACAGTTTGCAGGACAGGCCATGGCAGGTGGACTACCTATCGTAACCCCGCAGAATATGTACAACCTTGGGGCGGCGCTTATTAAGGCAATGGGTTATCAGAATGTTGATGACTACCTAACCCCTCCGCCTCCTCCACAGCCTAAACAGCCTACACCAGAAGAGCAACTTGCTCAGATGGAGATGCAAGTTAAGCAGAAAGAGTTGGAGATTAAGACGGCAGATATACAACTTAAAGCCGCCAAGATTCAACAGGAGTCACAGAAGAACGCAGTTGACGCGCAACTAAAAGCCGAAGAACTGGCCCTTGAACGCGAACAGAATAGGGCCGTAGCAATAGGGTAACCATGACTGACAAGCAACGAGAGGAACAAGCGAAACGCCTCCTCAATGACCCGATGTACAACGAAGCCTTTGATTCATTAGGAGAAAATATTTTTAACACTTGGGCACATACAAGTGTGAACGATGTCGAAAGCCGCGAACAATGCTGGCTTTCATTACGACTCCTTGAGCGACTACGCCTTCATCTAACCAGTATAGTTGAGACTGGAGAGATGGCGGAGAAACTTAAGGAATACCAAATATAAGGAGATTTTTAAATGGCGGATAAGCAAGTAGCCCCGCTTCCGGTTGATCCGGGAAGTGTAGTAGAAGCACAATCAGCAATCCTAAGTTTACTGGAGCCTGAAGAGGTCAAACCAGAAGCACTGGAAAGCACCCCTACCGAAGATGTTGAAGAGTCTACTGAGGAAACTCAAGACGAACCATTGGAAGAGGTTTCTGAAGAGGAAGAAGAGTCCGAGGAGGAATCCGAGGAGGAAGAAGAATCTGAAGAGGAGTCAGACGCTGAAGAGGAAGAAGAGGAACCCGATACTCACACCATCAAGGTTGACGGTGAAGAGGTTGAGGTAACCCTTGACGAACTTAAAAGTGGCTATAGCCGACAGTCTGACTACACAAAGAAAACTCAAGAGATTGCAGAATACCGTAAACAGGCTGATGCCATGATGCAACAGGCACAGCAAGAAGTATATCAGACTCAGCAATTTCGCCAACAGTACATTGATGCCGCATCTGCTGTAGTACAACAGCAGTATAGTAAATTAAATGAACTGGTCAATAATACAGATTGGGAAAGACTGAAGATAGAAGATAGAGAAGAATATCTTACTAAGAAGTCTGAAGTAACCGATCTTCAAACGATGATGCAACAGGAAGAGCAACGCCTTGGTCAAGCCAATGAACAGGCTATGGCCGAACAGCGTCATGCTCAACAGCGCATTGCACATGAAGAACGGCAGAAGTTAGAGACTATCTTACCGGAATGGAAGAACGAAGAGTTCCGACAGAAGGCAGGAAAAGAACTAACTGAGTTTGCTTTATCTCAAGGATTCCTTCAGGAAGAATTGAACCAACTTACTGACCATAGATCATTACTTGTTCTCATGCAAGCCAAAGCATTTCAAGAAATGCAGAAAGCGCAGTTGTCAACTAAATCCAAAAAGACTAAGAAGAAACCTAAGATGGCTACTTCTGGAACTGGATCGAAAAACAAAAAGGAACGGGGAAAGGCTGAACGTACTGCGAAAATGAAGCGTCTTAAAGAGAG